TTAGACATGAGTTTTTCCCTTTGATGCCTTCGGCGTCGGGGTCACGGTTTGCAAACGGTTTGCAAATTCCGTTCGCGGTGAGTTCTCCCAATTGAAGATGGCTTGGTCCGCCAGCGCTCTCGTGCGAGCGAGGTAGCGGTCCAAAATCACGGTCACCGTCTTGAGCGAGTGGCCTGTGATGGTCGCGATCTGGGGCACGCTGCATCCGGCCTCGGACAGCATCGTCACGGCCGTGCCGCGCAGATCATGGAAGTGCAGGGCGACCGGCTCGTCGAGCCCTGGTAGGGCGATGCTGCCGACGCCAGCCTCAACTGCCGCTTGCTCCCAGAGCCGAGCGAAATATCTTTTCTGGAGGGCGCGGCCGGTCTTTGTCGTGAGGATCAGCGGCGACCGGCGCTCCATACCGTCCAGCATGCGTCGGAGCGCCTGCGTGCAGGGGATCGTGACCAGCGGCGCCACTCGGCCGCTGCGGGCACTCTTGCCCTGCCTGAGCGTGATTGCGCTGCCATCGTACGCCGACCATGGCAGGCGCAGGATGTCTCCCTGCCGCTGCCCCGTGTGAAGGGCGATGATCAGCGCGCGCTGCAGCTCGACCGGAGCCACGCGCATGAAGGCGTCGATGTGCTCGGGCAGCCAGACGATCTCGGCCCGATCGGCATGGTACAGCCGCTTGAACCCGCGGATGTGGTTCGCCTCGATCCGCCCGTTCTCTTGCCCCCAGGTCAGCATGGCCGAGATGACGGACAGGCGGTTGTCCGCCTCGCGCTCGCCGGAGGTACGAGCCACCTTGGCGCGCCAGTCGAGGAAGTCGCGGCGCACGGCCGGCTCGTTCAGCGCCTCGCGCGGCATGTCACCGAAGACCGGCTCGGCCTTCGTCAGCATGCGCTTGTACTCGCGCTGGGTGCTGGCTGAGAGCTTCGTCTCGAACTCGGGGGAGGCGGTAAACTCGCGAGCGAGGCCGTTGAAGGTGTCGCCGGAGTGCCGGGCCTTCAGCGTCCGCTCGGCCTCGGCATAGCTCAGGATGAAAGCGCGTTCGCCCGGCTCGCCCTCAAGGCGGATCCCGGTGGCCCGATGATACCAGTAGGCCTTCCGCGTGCCGTCCTTCAGCGTCTTGTAGGTTGCGAAGACGCCCGGATACTCAGCGCGCACCACGGCTCGCCCTCCAAGCCTCCAGCTTCGTCATAGGCCCGGCGGGCTCTTCACCGGAGTGGATCACGATCCGGTCGCCCTCGATCTCGACGCGACCAACCTTGAGACCGGCGGCCTGTGCGCCCTTCACGGCGCGGGCGATGGCGGCCTGGGTGATGACCGAACGACGCGCCATGTTTCAGGCATCCTCCTTCCGCCAAGCATGCGCCCGCTCAGCGACTTGTTCGAAGACGAGACCACAAGCGAAAGTCACGACGGGCCGCCCGCTGAAGAGGTCGGTGAACGAGATCTCGTGCCGGCCGGTGATGGCGACGCGGACATTCGGGGCACCGCCGTCGCTGGCCCCGATCAGGGCCACAGCCCCGGCAATTTCTGCGCACTGCCAATCCTCTCCGCGCTTGATGCCTGCAGTCAGGAAGCCCAGTGCGTCGATGTAGGCTTGGCCCGCTGCGGAGACCGCATGAGGCGGTCTGAAGCCCAGCGCGACGAGAAGCAGCGCTGCGCGCAGAATGGCGAGGTCATGAGCCGAGTAGAGGCGCTTGCGTGAGCGGCCCGGGCGCAATCCAGAGAAGTTGGTGATGCCTCGAGCGGCCCAAGTCTGAAGAGTGGTGACGTCAGCCTCGAGGATCTGCGCGGCCGCATGCACATCAAACTCCGGCTCATCGCCCTCCTCGATCATCCACTGCAGCGGGGTCATGGCAACCTCGAAATAGCAACTGCCATTCATAATGACCAAAGCCATCTGAATTGCAAGTGCCATTCTAGCGCATTTGACTGAGATCGGCAGAATTTGGCACGAGCTGCCTGACTGCGGGCCTAGCAGCAGCGAGTCGGCTGGCCCGAACTTTGGTCCAGCCTGTCGATCCCAACGCTGCTAGGCCGTTGTCACTCGCGCTCCAGATCTCGATCGCCGCCAGCTGCCCAAAGCCGTTGCGAGGGCCCACCGACCGGCGCCGCCAACGACGGCTCAGCGTCGCCACCGTCCTCCGAGTCAGCACTGCCATCGGCCTCGTCGAGCAGCAGGATGATCCGGTCGACCACATCGAGCGCCAACTCGGCCAACCGCTCGAACTCGGCCCGCGGAATGGTAGTGGCGGGGACGCGGCCACCACTGGGAAAGCGGATGATCTCGGCCATGGCTAAGCCGCCTCCGGCGAGAGGCAGGCCATCCAGTCGATCTGGCCAGACATCATGTAGGACGCGCCGCAGCCCTCCCGGTCGATGCCGGAGAGTGCGCACAGCGCGGCGGCGATGGAGAGCAGGCAGCGCTCCGCGCGTCGGGCGCCGGCCTCCCGCAAGTCGGCCCGGCCATTCAGCACCGTATCCACCGCGCAGAATGCGACTGCCAGCTGCCCCATCATGCCGGCGGGCGAGGCCGCCCGGGTGTAGCTGATGGCTTCGGACAGCGTCGTGATGCGCTTCTCGACCGCCCCCCGCTTGAGTTCGCCGGCCCGCCCCTCGTCGTCAGCGGTGAACCATTCGGCTGCCGATGTGCCGAGCCTTGCAGCGATGATGCTCGCTTGGCAGTGCCGTGAGCCATGAAGCTGGCCGCTAAGCGCAGCCACATGGCTGGCCATCCCGTCGAAGATGCTTGCCGCGGTGTAGGTGCCGCCTGTGTCTAGCATGCTCTCGGCGTGCTCGCCGACGTGGCGCAACAGTGCAACTAGCCCGGCCGCAGTGGTCGGCTGCGTGTCGAAGAGGGCGTTCCAAGCCTCGATCTGCGCGAGGTCGGCAGCCTGCCATGCCGCCTCTGCCGCCGGATCCCTGCCGCCCTGGACTTCCCAGGTACGGTCCGCCTCGTCGGCGCTGTCACGGAAGGCCCGCGCGGCGACCCTGTGCCGCTCAATAGCGGCAAGGATCGGATCCGGACCGGCCTCAGCCTGGCCGCTGCGTCGCGAGAGGCGGCTGGCCGATGCCCGCGCCACCTTCACCCGCTCGCGCAGGCTCGGCTCGGCAGCTTGCGTCTTGGTCCTGCGCGCATTGCTCATGCTCGCCCCCTCACGCGATCGGCAGGTGGCCGTAGGCGAGCACGCCTCCGGCGATGATGACGAGGGCGGAGATCAACTCTCCACCGAGGTCGAGAAAGCGCGGGGCGCGGACGTGAGCGGTATCGGGGCGATCCGCCCGGATGACGAGACAGACCTCGGCCTCGCCGGCTTCATCCGCCTCAAGCTCAGGGAATGGGCGAGCGTAGACAGTTGCAAAAGGCGAGCGGGCGCGTTCACCGGCGCGTGCCGGTGCTGTAGAATGACGGATAGCCATGAGCGTTGTGCCTCAACGTGCGTGGTCAGGCCTGCGCGGGTGTGTCCAGCACCAGCGCAGGCCGTTGCGTTTGTATAACGCACTGAGATACAATCATGCTCAGTGGGCGCTTGTCAATCGGTCCGATATACAAACATGCTGGACGAGAAGAAGACTGCCGCCTTCCAGGTGCGCATGCGCCCTTCGGTGAAGGCCGCCGCTGAGAAGGCTGCTGCCGACGAAAGCCGGTCGCTCGCTTCCCTTATGGAGTACCTGCTGATCGAGCACCTCAAGGCGAAAGGCTATCTGAAATGACCGACGCCGGCGCCGAGGGGCAGTCCGACAAACTCGGCGAGGTCGCACGCCTAGCGACCTTGATCGCTGACCGCATCCTCGAAGCGCAGATCACGGGCCACGGGATCCCCCCAGAGCAATTCACTGCCCTCGTCGACGCCGCTCGGCTGCTCGAGGAGCAGGGCGTGCCGTGGCCGCCGCTGGTAGAAGAGGTCTTGTATGAGGCCGGCAAGCGCTTCAGCGAAGCTGAGGCGGTACCTGAAACGGTGGATCCGGAGCACGAGGACAAGGGCGCCCTTGCTGGTCTCACGCGGTTCCTGAGCGGCTTTCGACACAGGTGACCTAGTCGGCAGGAGGTCAGCTCAAAGCCTCCGGCGTCATTTTCATTATCTTCATTGAGAAAAATTAGAGAAGGCCTGCCTCGCGGTTTAGTAGGCGGAAGACCCGCGAGGAGCAATAATTCGAGCACATATTCCAATCCGGCGATGCTGATTTCACTCTGACTAAGGCGGCAAACACATGAAAGAGTGGTTTTACATCAATCGCGATAATGCTGCCACAGGCCCTGTGACCGATAATGATCTCTATAGTCTTTTGAGAGAAGGTGGGGTCGACGCCGACACACGCATTTGGACCAACGAGTACGGAAAAGAATGGAAACCAATTCATGCTACTGAATTTCGGGGCGGACTGAAGCCCCCGCCAATTCCGGTGGAGGCTTTGACTGCTCGTCCTAACTATGGAGGTGCCGCTCCGACAGAGCCAGTGCCTGTCACAATCCCAGCTGTCGGAAAATTCTTTAAGGTGCTATTTATCATAATCTGCATTCCGGTCGGATTGTTCATTGTATTCCTTTTCTCGGAAGCCGCTAGCCCTACCGAATACTATGCATCTAGCATCGGTATGTCGATTTCAGACTGCAGAAAGACCATGATGGCGTTTGGTACAACATATGGCGAGGCAGACCTCAAGTGCAGTGAGCGCATCCGTAAAAAAGATCGCTGACCAATACACCTAGCCGAGCGATGCGTCTCCGCTGTCCTAAGTCTTATTTGGATCTAACTAGATAGCGCATCTGCTTTGGGAGCAGAGTGGCGACGTGAGCGAAGGATGAGGCGGCCCACATTCCGCGCTCACTGCCGCGGCTTGCGGCGAGCCTTCACCTGATCTCGATGATAAGCGAGCCCCTTGTCTCGAGCAGCCTCCAGCTGGCGAGCACCCTCGTAGAGCTCACCCTCAGCTCGGCCAACATGCATCGGCTGATTGACTAGCATCGAGGCGGTGAGCTGTAGGGCAGCCCGCCGGATCATTTCGACGGCATGCTCGTGGGCGAACGACCCGTCTGCTTCCCAGCGTGCCCAATCCTCCTCGGTCCCGCCTTCCACCGGGCGGAACTCGTCCCTGACGCTCTTCGCATTCAGCATCGCTTGGAGATCGTAGCTCGGCACACCGTGCCCGGCCGCGGCGCGGCAGGAGGCGAGCGCGTCGAGGCATGCCGTCATCTGCTCGGCCAGCTGATGCGGAGCCCCCGCACCGCGCGAGATCCGCATCAAGTTCGCAGTGAGCGCCCGTAGCTGAGTGGTGAGTTTGCTCGACGCTTGGCGCAGGGCGATCTCAGCTTCCGACTGCTCGCTCACCAGCCTCATGGCGTCATCCCGGATCCACTGCCGACGAAGGACCGCGGCAGAGGCAAGCTATCAGGGTGTCGGCGCCTGTCGAGGTAAGCGGAGGCGCTAGGTGGCGATCAGCGACAGCATTTAGCGGCCAGGATGTGCGGCCGAAACTAAAAATTTACCATGATGTCTCATCCTCAAGCTTGCTGACGCAGATTGCGAGTGGTAGGCCACGGCGCAAGGCGTGTGCGCAATCACAAGCGTCTGATTCGCAACTTTGGCGGGCAAAAGGTCAGCAGTATGCTGCCGATCGCTGTCCTGTTCCATCTGCGAAGCTGACCGGGGGTTGACATGCCGAAGGAACCTTTGGCCGTCAGGCACGCTGATGGCCATATAAGAACCAAACCACGGGCGGAGACAGATCCGATGTCGCAACGCAACACTCAGCCAGTTGCTGCGACCGCAGCGGTTGCCGGCGGGGTGCTCGCGAACAACGCCAAGGTTCGTGTTGACCTGCCGCGTCCGACCGCTGATCAGCAGCAATTTTTGGAAGATATCCAAGCGCGCGTCAAGGACTACGATCCTAATACCTTGATTTGCGGGCACAAAGTCGACTAACTATTGATGGGTTTATTGGAGAAGGCGCAGCATCCATTGCTGCGCCTTTTTCATTTAGAGTCCGCTTCAAGCTTCTTTTGCAGATATAAACCGAAAATTTTGCTCGGTTTCGTGCAGGAAACTACAGAATGTCGTCCGGTTCCGCGCCCGCAGGGAATTCGTTTTCTGCGCTTAGCATTGTAGAACAGTGGATTGATTGTGACCCTCCCTTTTCCTTTTATTTTGACTTCGTAGGCAGCTACTGGAAAACACCCCACGGTCGAGCCCTACCGCTCCATCGCATTTGCACCCTTGCTCGCAAACAAGGCGTCAGGACAGTACTAGTCGAGTCAGCACACTCCCGGCTTGATGTAACCGACGAGATTGCGGCCCTCGATGAATCATATGGCAATGGAGGCGCGGCAGAAGCAGTGCAGTTGACGTTTCTGCGAACAGAAGCGTCACAAAATGATACGACAGAGATAAAAAATCAAGACGTCATCGGACAGGCGGTACTTATAAATTATAAAAAGCCCCAAGAAGCAGACTTCAGCTCGACCTATATATACGAGGCAGTTTTCAGGATACCGGCTTTTGAAATAGGATCTTCAGGCGAAGTTCCGCTTTTGAACAATTATATTGCATACGAGAGAACCTTTGATGTTCACTTTGCGGGAACAAAATTTCAAATAAGTGGAATTTATTACTGCCAGCAAAATGCGAAAACGCACGTGTGTGCTCATGCCTGCTTGAGGATGGCACTCAATACACTCGGATCGTCCCCGCATATCGATATTCGAGACATAAACAAAACCCTCGGAGGCTCGGATCCTTCGCAGGGACTTACAATCAAGGATATAGCAGATTTTATACAGTCCTCTGGGTTAAGTGAGCCCACCATCATTTCATGCGCCCAACTAAACCCCGACAACTATTTGTCTGTCGTCAATTCATTCGTGCAATCTGGCATGCCGGCTCTTCTGGTGTTCACGACGGGGATAGCAGGAAACCCAGATCCAGTTGAACACGTAGTTTGCGTCTTTGGATACACACAAAATACGGACGAGTGGCACCCGCAAGCAATACCAGCTTATGCTGGTCCGTCGTCTGCGTTCTATCGGCAGAGCAGTCTCTGGTCGGATCATCTCCTTGTCCACGACGATAATTTCGGGCCATATTATACTTTAAGCTCGCGTGCCTTAGAGGTCGACCCGCATGTCAAGGCAAAGTGGGTGATTGGCCTAACACCCAGATCGATCGCAAATTTCTCAGTGCTCGCAGAGGTAATCGCTTCTGCGGCTCTAACAAACTTTCTTCCGGCCCTGAGCAGCATCGGAAATAATAAATGGCTCAGTTATATCACATCTTCGTCTTACCAATTTATATTGAGGCCAATCTTAATCGGCAGAGAAGAGTATATACAACACCTGCAAAACAGTCGCGCTCATGACGGAAGTGCTGCTACAGCACAGGACGTTTCCAATCTTGCTGGCCTTCCAGATTTGTTTTGGATGGTAGAATTTAGCCTCCCAGCACTGTTCACAGGAAACCACTCTAAACTCGGTGAGGTTATAGTGGATGCCTTCAGTCCAATCAATTCAGCAGATATATTCCAGTCAACTTTCTATATAAGAATGCCGGGCCTTTTGCTTACAACAAACGGTCCCGGCCAGGGGCAAATCGAGAACTTCTCGATACAATCACACTTTCCAACTTTCCACATCAAGCAATCGAATCATCGATGGTAGACGCACAGTAACTTGCAGCCTACCCCGCAGCGCATCGATCTCAGCGCTCGCCTGCTCCACGTACCCCTCAGCGAAGGCTGTCGCTCCCGAAATATCGAGGATGCCGGCAGCTTCGGCCGCCTGACCAATCGCCTTGATCGTCAGCGCCTTTGTCACGAGACCCCCGTGGCCCTGCGCGCACAGCTCCGTCAGGTCCTTGCCCAGCTCGGTGATGTAGGCGCGGCAGGCGTCGGCGGCCTGCTGGCGCAGGGTCTCGACGCTCATGGGTTCTCCTCGATCCAAGCCGGCAGCAGGTCGCCGCGCTTCGGGTCGATTGGCTCGCCAAGTGGATCGGGCCAGCGGTGGACGATCCGAGAGGCCGCAGCATCCCGATGCAGAGTCGTCACCTGCAGCATGCCACCGACGAAGTGGATGCCGGGCGTGCCCTCCGCACCATCCGTCTCTCGATCCAGACGGCAGGCCGCGACCGCCCTCAGCGCGTAGCTCTCAGGCTCGAGCTCTGTCTCAGGCCCGAACTCCTGCGGCCTTGTGATGCCGACCTGAGTTGCGGACGAAAGCTGGGGGGACGGCGCCAAGTGGACCATCGGTAGGCCGATGAGCGTGAACGGCGGTTGCTCCGACAGCGCACCCGAATTGCCCATGGCCATGAAGGGCCGCGTGCGAACGGTGTAGCTTTCCATCCTCTGCCGGCGCTTCGAGTAGCCGCCGATCAGGAAGCTGAAATGCGCGGTGGACGCCTCCGCGTTGGCGAGCACTTCGAGGTGTAGCTGTTCGGCCAGGTTAGGAAATCGGTCGAGCACGTCATCGAACTCGACCATCCGGGCGCCGCAGGCTGCAAGGTGCCGCAGTCTGGCGTGGATTTCAGCGGTGGCGCCGCCCATGCCGCGGTTGGCGAAAATGCAGGAGCACTCAGGCATCAGCGCCACTTTGGATACGACCGTCATCAACCGACCGGTGCCGGTCTCATACCCAGCTCCATCAGATGCGATGGTGACCGACTCGTCCGCGCGGACAATTGCGAGCGCGCTCATCGTGACAGCACCTTTCCAAATCCAGCCTCTGCACCAACCTCGGCGCCAGGGCTGCCGACCCACCCGCCGCTTGCAAAGCCCGGCACGCCTCGGTTCAACTGCTCAAGCAGCGGCCCGTATGCCTTCGCCGCCTTGGCGTTCATGACGAACTCGCCGTTGGATAGGCGAGCCAGGATGCTGTCGGACGTGCTGGTGCCCGGCCCCTTGATGCTGCCGCCGGCGGCGCGGCCGGGCAGGCTGGAGAATAGCGACCCCAGGATGCCGCCGCCGGTGCCGTTCGAGCCAGCCGGCGACCCGAAGAAGCTCGCAAGCGGACCGGTTCCCAGCAGGGCGGCTTGCAAGGCGGCCTTGGCGAGGCTCTTGGTCAGGTTCTCGAACACTTCGGCGGCACCGCGCCCCTCAATGACGAGGTCGCCGAGCGCATCCGTCGCGGCCTGCCCGAAGTAGCGCTGCGTGTCGATCGCGCGACGCTGCGCCTCCTCCACCTTCTCCAAGGCCTCCGTCGCCGCGCCGTAAGCCTTGGCGGTGCGCTCGATGTCGGCCAGCAGGGCGGGGCCGACGGCGATGTTGGCCTTCTTCGCAGCCTCCAGCAGCTTGAACTTGGCCTCGGCCTCAGCGACCACCGCCGCCGACTGCCCGACCGTCGCCATCTCGCTTTCGAGGGCGCCCGTGCGCTTCACGATGGCCGCGGTCTCGCGCTGAAGATCGTTCTGCTTCTCCTTGGAGCCGCCGCCCTCCTTCTTCTCCTTCTTGCCCGGCACCGGGAATTTTTCGAGCGATATCGGCTCGCCGGCCAGCGCCTTGCGATCGATCTCGGCGACCTGGTCGAAGATGCTGTTGCCGCCCTTGCCCGCCTTCTTATCGGCCTCGGCCGCAAGCTTCGCGCGCTCCTTCATGGCGTCGCGGAGCTTGTCGATCCCCTCCATCGGCCGGGGCGCCCTGCCGGCCGGCTTGAAGCCGGGCGCCGCGGCCTCGATCGGCGTATCGCCGCCCTTGGACGCCGCGATGCTCTTCACGAGGCTCTGGAAGTAGGGCGCCTTGCTCAGCTTCTCGAAGTAGCTCGACAGGGCCTCGATCGCGCCGGGGATCTGCTTCGTGATGTTCTCGATGCTCTCCGATGCGCGGTCCAGCGCCTTCACGGCGATGCCGCTTGCGCCGCTGCTCTTGGCGAACTCGCCAGCTAGATCGGTCAGGGCGTTCTTCAGCCGGGCGACGCCTTGGCTCGATGTCTCACTCGTCCGGTCGGCCAGAGCTTTGATGGCCGGCAGGCCCGTGATGATCGCTCGGAACAGAGCCTCGGAGCTGACCTTCCCGTCCTTCACAAGTTGCGTCAGCTTGCCGACGGACCCGTCAGCCTCCTTTATCCCGGCTGCCGCGGCTTGGAGGAGTGTCGGGGCGGTGTCGATGATCTGCCCCAGTTCCTCCCACTGCACCTTTCCGGAGCCAAGCGCTTGCCCGAGCTGCGTCAGCGCCTGATCGGCCTGCACGGCGCCCACACCGCCAGCGCGAAGGGCGGTGGCGACGGAGTTGGTGAAGATCACAAGGTCGCCGCTCGTGGCGTTCAGCTCTTTCTGCGACTGAGCGGCCCGCGAATACAGGCCGGACAGAGTTTCCAGCGGCACGCCCTGCTTCTGCGCGAGCGCGAAAAGCTCTTGGTACGTCGCCTTGAGCTTGTCGCCCTCCAGCCCCGTGACCTTCAACGAGTTCTGGATCCGAGTGTAGGCGTCCGTCAGTTCGGTGAACTTGCCGACTGAGATGCCGGCGATAGCGCCCGCAATGCCAAGGCGGATGCTCTTGCCGACCTGCGCCATGCGCGCCTCGACCCGATCGGCGCCACTGCTGACGGAGCGCTCCACGTCGCGCAGTGCGCTCTCGGTGACGCCACGCGCCTTCGCCATCTCGCGCTCGTAGCGCTTGATGTTCGCTTCCAAGCTGACGACGAGGCGCTCAACGTCGGTTGCCATGCATCAGGCTCCGCACGGGAAGGGAAGATGCCGGCCGCGCCCCGTCCTGAGAGGAAGGCCGCCGGCTCTCGGTGTTGTTGCGGGCACCGCCGAGTGGCCCGGCGCCGGCAGCGAACCGGCGCTCGTCGCGCGATCAGCTCGCGGCGCCGACTTTCAAAAAGCGCACAGCCTTCGGGTCGAGGACGCCGCCGCCGACCCGCTTCGTGGTGTAGAACAGCACGTACGGCTTGGCCGTGTAGGCATCACGCAGAATGCGGACACCCACCCGATCGTTGATGACGTAGAACCGCCGCCAGTCGCCGACGGCGATCGGCAGAGTGCCTGCCGCCACATCAGGCATCGACTCCTCAAAGTAGACGGGGCGGCCCAGCAGCGTCGGCGGCTGACCGGCAATGAAGCTGGGTTGCCAGAGATAGTTGCCTTGGCCGTCCTTCAGTTTCGACACCTTCGCGATCGAGGCCGAGTTCATCAGCCACGAGGCGTTCGTCCGGTAGGGCGCGCCGAGCGCGTACACGAGATCGACGAGACCATCCGAGGTGATTTGGCTCGCATGGCCGCTCGGCGTCGTCAGCGGCTCACCACCCGGATGAAGCGTCGTGCCGGAGCCGATGTAGCTCAGGAAGCCTTGCGGCTTATTCAGACCGTCGCCAGAGACAAAGGCGATAGCCTCCTGTCGGGCGAACGTGTCGGCTACCTCATCGGACAGCCACTGCTCCAGATTGATAGCAGCATCGTCCAGGAGCTGTTGTGTGATCGCCGGCTGGGCGAAGATCTCACCCGGCTTGAAGACGACGTTCGCGAGCTGCGCTGTCGTGGTCTGTGGGCGCGAAGCGGTCTCGCCGACCCAGCCCGAACCCCACTGGCCATCGTTCCAAAGAGTTGAGTAGCCTGGGCCGCTGGTAGTGACGACCGTGCAGAGGCTACGCAGCGGGCTCGCCACTGTGAGCGCCTTGACGATGTTTCGGTCCCATTCCACGGGGGCCAAGTAGCCGCCATCGCCGTTGCTGCCTGCGCTCATGGCTGCTTGGATGCGGGCGCGATCTCCGGAGTTATTGGCCTCGCTCAAGGTCTGCTCGCCGTGCCCCTTGCGAGCGTAGCTGGCGAAGGTTCGGCTGTACTCTGGATCCTCCGGAGCGCGCGAGGAACCAAGACCTCCTAGATTTCCGGCCGCGATACGCGATGCGAGATCGTCATAGGCAGCTTGCACGTTGTCCATTCTGGACTCGTGGTCTGCCTTGAAGCTCGCAAAGGCTGAGGTGAGGTCAGAGATCACCTTAGCGGGGTCCGTGTGGGCATAAACCCGCTGACCAACGATAGCTCGCGGCATGGCGGGGGCGACGCGCGTCACATGCTGCGTCAGACCGAACATGGTGTGCATGGGTCTCTCTCGAATAGGACGGGCAAGGCGCCATCGCCGTTGCCAGAAGGCCCGCGCTGCCAGAGAGATTTGGTCTCTGCGCCTCAGCCTATCGCCTTCGCAGATCAGCAGCGTCTCGCGTGCTGATCCATTCGAGCCTCGCAGTGTTCACGGCAGCGCCCGGCGTACCGTGAGACCGGAGATGGGAGGGAATGATATACGCAGGCCGTCGAAGATCAAGCTTCGAGGAATGCTAGACATCAATGTGCTGTGGTCGCTTCGGCACCATCGCCCTGCATGATCTCGATCCCGGAGGCTTGAGCCAAGCTGCAGGTAAGAACTGCCAGCTCTTCAACGATCTGTTCAGCTCGCATCGTTCGCGACCACCGCGACAGCCCAGCCGCTACCATCGCGCGGCCAACCTCCAGGTCGCTCGCGCCGGACTCGGTCAAGCGATCACCTGCGAGATCCAACGCGCGAACGGTTCGACGAGCAACTTCGATCCGATCTGTCATGTTCAGCCTCATTTCGGCATGGGGGACGGGGAACAAAAAGTCTGGGAGGCCGCGAGATGCGGACCAGCGCCCCTCCTCCCTTCGCATTCGAAGCAGTTTTCCGAAGGGGGGTTTCCCCCACCCCCGTAGGGGGTGGAACCCTGCACTTGAAGCACGCTCCTCGACAGCTGATTGCGGCCCGAAAAAACTTTTTTCTGACGGTTTATGGCAAGAACGGGAGGGCGATGGTCCGTGGTCGCGAGCTTCCTAACTTTCGACCCGGTACCCCCCCCCGCCATCATGGGGCTGAGGCGGCTTGAGGCGGGTTGGCCGCACTGCACGCACACGCGCGCGGGCGTAAGCGATGTAACCGGAGAGGCAGCCTCAACCCGCCTCATCACTCTGCCTCCCGACCAGGGAGTGGCCTTAGCTCGATGCCCATGTCCACGCGCGAAGGTGAACGCGAATAATGAAGTCCTGGGAGCGGTTTGGTAGACTTCTGGCATGTCAAAAATCATCGTGCCACTGGAGCCGCAATCCAGCCCACTTGCCTACCTCCACGAGGTCACCGACTTGATGGAGCGATTTCCACACCTGCCTCGAGCCAGAACCCGCGCTGTCATCCGGATCGATGGAGCGGAAATGATTGTCGCCCTCGAAGCAGGCGAAGACCCACGGCGGTACGCTGTCCACTTCAAGCTCGCCAACGTGCCGTACCGTGTGGAAGCGTGCTGAGGGCATGGCGGCCTGCGGACAACAAGTAGTGCCGCTTACCGGGCCACTCCCCCGCACCGATGATGAGGGTTGATGAGCGTTTGCCGTAAAACCTCCATACGCGTGCGTGCGCGTGTGCGTGCAGTACGGAAAACCCTCATCAATCCTCATCACGGCCTCCTGTGGAGTGGTCAGCGCGCACCTCGATGCCAGCGAACCCACGGGCGCGGCCGCCCAAACCCGTCGGGACATTGAGAAGCTTCTTGAAGCCACGCTTCTCGAAGTTTTCGGAGAAGGCCTTGAGCGAGCCGACCGGCTCGTTGTTGCCGAAGGCGTACTTCGACCAAGAGTCGAACAGCTCCTTGGTCGTGGCCTTGCGATACGGGTTTCCCCGATCCACGACGCATCGCTCCTCCAGCCACTGGCTGAAGGTGTCTTGGGTCGTGAAATACTCGTCGGTCGCCACCTTCACGACATCGGGGCGCACGAGTCGATTGGCCTGCCAGTCGAGGCAGCCCTCGATCATCCAGCGCAGGATGGCCGGCCACTCCGCCCGCAGCTTCTCCTCGAGCCGAGGATCCGGCACCGCGGGCTTGAACAGGAAGGGCAGCAGGTTGAAGCGGCGGCGGGCCGCGTCATCCACGTTCGACAGGCCCGGCTTGTTGTTGCCGATGATGAGCAGCTTCAGGACGGGCGTGAACTCGAACTCGTCCTGCCGCATGTAGCGGGCACGCATGGTGTCGCCGCCGGTCAGCTGCTTGATCCTGGCCTCAGCCCACTGGCGGCCCTGCTCGGTCTCCGAGGCCGTGACGAGCCGCGCGCCGCGTAGCGCCGCGATCTCGGTCGGGTGGCGATCGTGCTTCGAGGCGGTGAAGGTCTCCATCGCGGCGTTGACCGCGTAATCCTTCAGGATCCCGGCCAGCACGTGGATCAGCACGCCCTTGCCGTTGCCGCCACCACCGAAAGCGAAGCATAACGCCTGCTCGCTGGTGTCGCCGGTCAGGCAGTAGCCGGCCCACTGCTGCAGGAACCGGATGTAACCCGCATCACCCTGCGTCACGTCGTCGAGGAACCGCAGCCAAGTCGGGCAGTCCGGCGCCTCGGCCGGTGCGACTGCGGTCAGCTTCGTGATGCGTTCCTCCCGCCGAGCCTTCCGCAGCTCGCCGGTGCGCAGATCCACCGTGCCGCCCGGCGTGCCGAGCAGCCACGGATCCGCGTCCCAGCCCTCGATGGTGACGGCGAAGGTCGGATCCGACCGGCAGAACCGCTCGACGCCAGCCGCGAAGCTGGTCTTCGACGCGATGAAGCGCGTCTTGGGCGCCTCATCCTGGCACAGCTCGCGGGCGAGCTCGCGCGCCCACTGAAAGGCCACGCCGGCACGGTTCGGCGACCATGAGGCGCCGCTCCATTCGTGCCACTTCGCGGTGTCGTGGCAGAACAGGAGCTTGCCGGCGTACCGCTCGGCGAACTGCTGAGCTGCCCAGTCCTCCGTTAGCAGATCGACATCGCTGTTGTGCGTGCGGCTGTGCCGCTGCTCCTCGAACAGCCGGTAGATGTCCTCAGCGCCGAGCGCCATTGGCCGCCTCCCTACGCTTCAGCTCCTTCCGGGCGATCGAGGCGAAGGTCTTCGTCACCTCATCCGGATCGAGGGGCGGCCTGCACCGAGCCATGTTCCAGGCCTGCAACAGCTCGTGCGTCACCTCGGGATCGACGTAGCGGCGCAGCAAGTGCCCGCTGAGCCGGGTCACGGCGGCGTTGCGGCCGCCGTCCCCGACGCCCTCGGCAACAAGCTGCCGCCATTCGGACGGCGCGCGGCCCGCACCGCTCGCCGGCTGGGCCAGTAGCGCCACGAGCCACGCCGGCATGTCCGCAGCCGTCACCTCGTCGGGGTGATGGTCCACCGACCACTCGTAGGAGCGACCGGACAGGTGCAGGCTCGGCGGCGCGACGACGTACCCACCGGCGCCCCGAATATCGAGGCCGGGCGCGAGGCCGCCGCTGTCACCGGCGCTGTTGCGGATCTCCATGCCCGCGGGCGGCCGGAAGAAGATGTGCTCGCCGCCGCCGCCGGTCAGAGCCCGCACCGTCGGGGGCAGGGCGCCGTGCTCGGCTTCCAGCGCGGAGAGGCTGGCATCACCGCCATGGCGAGGGTCCACGTCGAGCACCACGGCATTGCCGGTAGCGAGCCCGACATTGGCCAGCGGCTCGGCCGTGAACCAGTGCCGGATGATATGCTCGCGATTGGTCGCGTTGCTCAGTCCGTTCGGCGCCAGCCTGCCGAAGGGATGCTTGCCGGCATCCTTGCAGCCGGGCTTGCCGCAGGTGCAGGCGAGGCGCCCGTCAGGGCCAGGCCGGACGCCGTGGAGTGGGAAGACGCGCCCGCCGCGTGCGGCGAGGTAGAGGGCGGCGTCGAGGCGGGAGGTCTCGCTCATGCCGCACCTCCCTCGAAAGCCTCGTCTCCGGCGTCATGGTCCGAGACGATTGCGGCGATGGCGAACTGGCGCTGCAGGACGGCCGCGTTGCGGTCGACATGCTGATCCCACAATGCCGCGGCGACAGCCTCGCCGGTCTCCTGACCAGACTTGTGCGCCGGCCCATAGATGAAGATCCGCATCCGGCAGGTGGGGCCCAGCTTGCGCACCAGCGTGAACCGCGCCGCGCCCGCCGGGACAGGCTTCAGCTTGCCGCTGACCGCGAGCGCCGAGCCGATCTCAGCCGGCGCCATCCGGCGGATCCGGAACTGACGACCGGGATGCTCCTCGAACCAGCGTCGATCGGAGGCGGTGATGAGGTCCACGCCCAGCGAGTGGCGCTCGAGCATGCGGCGCTGCTGCCGGGACAGAGAGGCCGAGTTCAT